CTATAAAGACTTTTACGACTGGTGAGGTGCTCACAGCGAGCGACACCAACACCTACCTAGCCAATGCTGGCCTTGACTACATCACAGCAGGCACAGCCTCAGCCCAAAACAGGCTAAACATTCCATCGTGCTTCAGCGCCACATACACCAATTATCGGGTGGAAGTTGACAACTTGACACACAGCACAGCCAACAACCTAATCATGCGTTTGTCAATTGCTGGGTCAGACACTGCAGGTTCTGCTTATTACACGCAACGCTCAGAAGTGAACGCTGGCGCTATCAGTGGTGTTTCGATTACTGGCTCATCAGCCATTTTTCCGACCTACGCCAACAACGCAGCAGGTTCTTTTGTCACTTTGTCTTTTGACGTTTTCAAACCTTTTGTGGCTACGCCAACTACTGTTGCCGGTCAAGCCTCACGCATTGACTCAACTACAAACCTTTATGCCGTTTCTTTTTCAGGTTTGCAATCAGACAGCACAGCCTTTGACGGCATCAGCCTTGTAGGTAATACAGGCAACATCACCTGTGTGATGCGTGTGTATGGGTATCGCCAAGCATGAAACGCTTAGCCCTGTTTAGCCTGCTCGCCATCACACTCACAGCCTGTGCAGACCGTACAAGAGTCAACTGCGAACGAATCAAAAACAAACTGCCAGTCACCATTGGCACAGACGTACAAATAGGAGGCGGCCGTTGTGGCTAAAGAAAAACTGACAAACGAAGAAGTCAAAGCACGCCTAGTGCTAACCGTAGGCATAGGACTAACAGCATCATTCCTGTTTAGCGTCATAGCAATTTTGTACGGCGTTCTATTTGTGACACAGCCTCTCGAACAGGCACCCAATGACGCAGAGGCTTGGTCTGTATTGAGCAGTATGTTGCTCACGCTTTCAGGTGGCCTTATTGGACTACTTGCAGGCAACGGCCTAAAAGATAAACCAAAAGACCCACCAACACCATGAAATACACTGGCTATGACAAAACAGCCACCGCCAAAATGGAAGGCACCGAGCGTTTTGTTTATCTCTGTAACCGCAGATGGGGCTTTAAAAACCTCGGCACTTTAGTGGTACGCCAGATGCGATCAGGTGAAGGCATGTCAGTACACGCCACAGGACGTGCAGCCGACATTGGATTTGCAAACACCAAAGCAGGACGCGCCGATGCAGTCGAAGCGATGCTGTGGTTTGTCAAGTATTACAAAGAGCTAGGCATCGAAGAAGTACACGATTACGGCGGTCTGATAAACGGCACCTGGCAGGGATGGCGCTGCAACCGTAAAGGTAAGCCAGGCTGGTTGAAATGGACTGACACGAATAATGGCGGGTCTAAAAACGGCAGGTGGATACACGTGGAGCTGGCAGGCAAAGCCAACGGTGGCCACGCTGAGGACGGTGACGCTCTGGAAGCAGCCTGGCGAGCCCTACCAAAACCAGCGAAACCGTAGGTATCCACCACAAGCAATTTGATTTTGCTATGGTGACAAAACCAACTACAAAAGGAACCCGACATGACCTTTACCGACTTACCACTATTTAGGGCTACAGACCCTGAAACCAGCAGGCAGATAAAGCCGTTACGCGTAGGAAGCCACAGAGCAATTCTGCTACGCCAGTATTTTTACGCCACTCTTGGCCTGACTGATGAGGAAGCAGGCGCTAGAGCCGTCCTAGACGGTCACGATATAAAGGGCTATTGGAAGCGATGCAGCGATTTGCGCACACTGGGACTAATTCAGGACACAGGCGCGCGTAGAGCCCTTACAAGTGGCTCTCAGGGCATTGTGTGTGCAATCACCCAGCAAGGCATAGACGCTGTAAAGGCCATGTCATGAGCACCGATGCTGTTTTCTGGTGGTCTAGCCTTTTTGGCTTTGGCATGGGCATAGGCGTGACCTGCATACTCTTAGCTTGGTGGAACCACCGGTGAGCGAAAAGCCAAAGGTGTACACCTACATACCGTTAGTATCGGCAAACAGGAAATTACTAGTACAGGTGTTTATAGACCCTGAAACAAATCTGATCGTGCAGGCCCAAGTGGCCACCAGGTATGAAACTTGGGGCACGTGGGGATTGCCTACCGAGGTTTTTGAGGATTGAAAAAAATAATGGTTATAGCAATACTTTCGACAGCTCTAATGGCGACACCAGCCCACGCGCAAAAGGAATGGAACCACCCGATGCCTAAGCAGTGGTACATCAAACTCGCCCAGTGCGAGACGGGCAATAATGTGCAGCACAGAACACGCTCGTATGTGTCTGCTTTCGGCATTTACAGGCAGACGTGGAATAACTGGGCGCACACATCAGACAAAAAAGCCCACCTACTCACATTTGCGCAGCAGGCTCGCATTGTTGATCGCATCGCCTACAAAGGCCACACCGAAAATGGGCGCTATCGCTGGCCTGTAGGGCTTTACGGCTGGGGTGCTATAAAGAACAACTGCAACGGCCTGAACGATGACCTATGCAAATCCACACACCCATCAGTTATAAAAATAAGACGCTGCAAGCGTTAGAAAAGGAACACCCGACATGGACATTGAGGAAGCATTTGCAATAATGCACCCATCGCTAAATCTGAAACAGATGCAGCACCACGACAAATGCAACCACGGCCTCAGCACCTGGTTCCCCAAAATGGATTGCAGACAATGCGAACTGCTCGAAATCATTGACGTTTTGCAAGCCCAGGCACAATCGTTGAGCACAGAAATTGCTCGTTTGGAAAGGGTGTATGCCGGTGGGCTTTGACCTTTCTGAATACGAACCAGTAGCCCACAGGCTTGACCGATGGCTCAAAGATTGTCACGTGCGAGGCGTACAACCTCGAGTGCTAACCGATCTAGTGCATTACCTACAAAACTCTGCTGTGTTTAGCGCGTCACTCTTTGAGGGTGATGTTTTGATTGCTACAGGTTGGGCTGAGGAAATCCGAGGCGAGGGACACATAAACAAAACCAGCCACCTAGAGAACTGCGAGACAGGCGCTGTAGGCCGTGCTTTGGCTAACGCTGGTTATGCAGGCTCAGACCTGAACAAACGCCCTAGCCGTGAGGAAATGAGCAAGGTGCAGCGCATCACGACCACCAGCTCTGATGGTGTCACTACGGAGCGCCCAGCGAACGCACCGAGCGATAAGCAGGTATGGCTCTATAAGAAACTGCTCAAAGAGGCTGGCAAACTTCCACCATTAGACCTGGCATCGTGGGACAAGTTCAAAATCAGCAAGGCCATTGAGGCGCTAAAGAATAATGAGCCCGAGGAAATCCCATTGCCTGAAGAGGAGCCTTTCTAATGGGTGGCAAGGGAAGTGGCAGGCGAAAGAGTACAAAATGCAAATGTGGTTTGCCTTACAGCCATGTGGATAGCGC